GAACAGTGATCCAAGAATATCGTCGTGTTCAGGGAGTTGGTGGGCACGCCAGTTTTTTGATACCTCAACGACGATCGTTCGCGGCATTGTGTCCTCCTTCCGCTCTACCACCGCCTTGAGCTTCAGGGCGTCGATGATGACAGGCACGTCTACCGGAATACCCGTTTCGGTCCAATCACATCTCCGGTCGTAAATCACAAGAGCCCCGCTCTCGAGCAGGCTCAGCGCCTCGTGTGCAGTCGGTTTGTCAGTCATCGTTTCCCCCTAGCCGTGCAGTCAACCCGGTGGCCGCAGTTGTCGCATGAGGCCCCGTCGAAGTCGCATCCCACCCACGATTCATGCTGACCACCGTCGGTGCAGTCACACGGCTGGCCGGGATCACAGTTTCCAGTTTCCGGGTCGGACCCGCCGCCGATGTATCCCCCACCGCCACAGGACTGACACGGGGCGCACGGTGTCAGGCACTCGGCCGCGTTTTTGATCAACCCGTCGAAGTCGTTCCCCCACGGAGTAGGTTGGCACCCGCACGGCAGCGTGGGGAATGAGACGTACATGTCGTCCCCGTCGATGTCCGACTCGGGCGGGAACTTACCTAGCAGGGCGATCAGGTCAGTGGCTTTCATTTCGCACCCCCTCGCTCGGCGTCCCGCAGTATCTCGTAGGCCTCATCCACTGAATGGGCATAAATCCAGCGATCCCTGCCATCGTTCGGGCCGATTGAGATCGTCAGGCACCGTTCGCCTGTAGACGAAGCGTGCTCGTGATAATCGTAAACGTCGGCGTGTTCCAGCACCGCCTTCAGTTTTACGGCAGACCTAATCGTATTCAACTCATCCATCGAGAAGATGACTTGCTGGTCATCTATATTAGAAAGTAAACGCTCCCACATCTCGGTCACTTCGCACCCCCTCGCTTGGCGTCGTGGATCAGGTTCAGCAGCGTGGTTTCGTCGTCGGCCATGCTCGTCTTCGGCCACTCGCGAGGCCCGGCATGCTGGCTGAGCTTCGGGAATCCCTCCGCAACGTTGAAAGCGTTCTTGAAAACAACATAGAGCGCCTCGACTGCTTCGATAAACATGCGGCGATCAGACTGCGTCGCGAACCACATCGGGTCATTCAGCGGCGTTGGGAACTGATCTTCCAGTTTTGCGAAGATGCCGCTGCCGGTAGGCTGCACCGGATACGGCGGCTCCGGCTCCGGCTCGGCGGCGAATCCGTGCCCGAGATAGCCGAGGCTGAAGAGGTCGCGGTCATCCCATTTCACGTCATAGACGAAATGCTGTTCTTGTGGCATCCATCGCACCTCGCTTACCACACCGTGGCGGAGCGCGCTATTGGATAGGCAGCTATCACCCTCGCGAAACCACGTGCCGTCCTCCATCACCCACTTCCGCACCACTCTGTCACCAACGCGCCATACCGGCTTCGGCGCGGCGTGGCCGTTCCGTTCCTTCTCGTTCATCAGTACCTCCAAATCAACCACTGATACCACAGAAATGATACCAGGTTGGCTACCACAGCGAGCACGGTAATAATCATCAACATCCAATCAGTCTCTCGTCGTTTTCGCACGAACATTTTCAGCGATCCTTTCCCAGGTAGACATCCCTGCGCAATCTCTTCAACACGTTGACGAACACTTCCGCCTGCTGAGCAGCGATCATCGTACGGATGTTGATGGCGCGGTTGTGGCTGAATGGGCTCTCCCCTAAGAACTTGATGAGATACCAGTAGACGAACTGGAAATCCCGGTGGGCTGGCTTGCCGACGAAGACAGGGATGGCAGACGTTGCTGAGTCTTCATGCTGGCAGGCGGCCTTGACGAACTTGACGAACGCTTCCATCACGACCTTGGGGTGATGCGCGTCCTCGGTCGCCCCTTCCCACTCACGAGGAAACCCCTTCCACCACTCCATTGTGTCAGGGTGGCGGGAGGCGGTTGGGAGTTCAAGAAGGTTCATTTTGAACCGGCGGCCGAGGATGCCATCAACGTCTACAGCAACAGCGCCAAGCGAGATCATGCTGTATTCGCCGGGGATAGGCCCCGTAGTCTCTATGTCTGTGGAGATGTAGATCTCTCGCTGTGGCACGGGTCGTCCTTTCTGCCGTGGTCCCTGTCCAGTTCGTACATCCGCCGCGGGGTGAAATCGGCGGGCAGATCTCGCTGCTGCACCCAGACTTCGACGGTAATGAGGATGATGAGAGCGAACACGGCACCTGAGAGCAGCAGCACTACCATTTACGCCTCTTCCTCGCTGTCATTGCCGGTGGCGGTGTCCTCACTGTTAGTCTCTCCAAGATCTCCACGAATGCCCACACAACCAGTACCACGATCACTGCTTCCATCTGTCCTCCTAGTATGTCAGCGCCGCCAGAGCGCACTCTTGTAAAACAGCATCAGCAGCAGCAGCAGCAGCAGCAGCAGCATCAGCAGCATCAGCAGCATCAGCAGCAGCATCAGCATAAGCAGCAGCATAAGCAGCAGCATCAGCAGCAGCAGCAGCAGCAGCATCAGCAGCATAAGCAGCAGTATAAGCAGCAGCATCAGCAGCATCAGCAGCATCAGCATCAGCATAAGCAGCATCAGCAGCAGCAGCAGCAGCAGCAGCAGCAGCAGCATCAGCAGCAGCAGTAGCAGTATAAGCAGCAGCATCAGCAGCAGCAGCAGCATCAGCATAAGCAGCAGCATCAGCAGCAGCAGCAGCAGCAGCAGCAGCAGCAGCAGTAGCAGCATCAGCAGCATAAGCAGCAGCATCAGCAGCATAATAAGCAGCAGAATAAGCAGCATAAGCAGCAGCAGCATCAGCAGCATCAGCATCAGCAGCAGCAGCAGCAGCAGCAGCATCAGCAGCAGAATAAGCAGCAGCATCAGCAGCATAAGCAGCAGCATCAGCAGCATAAGCAGCAGCAGCATCAGCAGCATCAGCATCAGCATAAGCAGCAGCATCAGCAGCAGCAGCAGCAGCATCAGCAGCAGTATAAGCAGCATCAGCATCAGCAGCATAAGCAGCAGCAGCATCAGCAGCAGCAGCAGCAGCATCAGCAGCAGCAGTAGCAGCATCAGCAGTTCTGTCTTCGCCCGACAACCACCTATCCGCCCACTTCCCCCACTGCGCACTTTTCACGACACTCCTTGCACACAGAATGCCAAACGCTACCCGCTGCGTTGTTGTGTACACTGGCAGCGCTATGATCTCGTCTGTACGTAGCTCGGAGAGTCCCAGCTTGGTCACACCATCCCGCATACGCCCAGAGCCTGTTGCCCGCCACAGCACTGTCTCCTTCGAAGTGACATGGAGTGGCCAAAGCAGTGCTGCCAGTTCTGCGCTTGGGTAGGCGCGCAGCCAATACCCGGTGCGTAGCGGCCCGACACCCTCAGTGCGATGCGTGACACCCGGCCCCCACTTTGTATGATTGCACGTCTCCCAGTCCTCATTTGTCAGTTTGTAAACGGTGATGGGAGCTTCAAGCGTCTGAATCTCGTTCCTCATCAAAAGCCTCCTCCTCAGTTGTATCTGTATCCTCTTGCATGTCCTCTTCCGCCTCAACAACGTCTGCCGTCTCCAGCTCTGGCTTGATCCGGTTCGCCTTGTAGTTCACCATGAACAGTCTCAGGGCTTCGATGATCAGCCAGTTGCGATTGCCAATGCCATTACGGTCAGGCAGCCCAGCGCGACGCAGCAGATCCACGGATTTGTTCGTGTACCAGGTGGCCATCGTGCGCGGCATGTAGATCAGCACCTGCTTGATCTGCTCGTTGTTGCGCTTGCGAACGGTGCCTGATCCCTTGCGGCGACGGGGGATGAACGGCCTGCCCCGGCCCTTACGCCCTGCCATGACGGCCCCCTAGCGACGGCATTTGATGCACTTTCTGCTGGCGTCAACGCAGTCGTGGCAGACGAGGCACCAGCAGCCCTTGCAGTAGATCAGTGCATCCCGCTCCGCCCCGCAGCGGGAGCAAATCAACTTGACTGACATGTGTGTGAACTCCTTTCCATTTACTCGTGAGTATCCATGATATCACACGAATTGACTGCGAGGCAAGAGTCTACGCCCTCTCCGCCTGGATGTCGTTCAGCGGGTACAACTCAGCATGAATCCCCTGCTCGGCAACCTCGATGGCCTCTTCCAAGTTGCAAGCCTTCACCGTCACGGAGATCGTGACGTAGTAGTCAAAAAGCACCGGGTCGGGTGCGTTGAAGCAAGCGGCGACGTGTTCGAATACACAGTGGCAGTTTCCGTGCATGGCTACCCTCTCCTCCATTCCAGCGGCGCATCCCTATCCGGGTCACCGCCAAGTTGCAGCACTAACCTCCGCAGTCTCATGATCTCTTTGTCCGCGGAGATCACCTTGTCAAATAACTCCTGCGCTTTTGTTATCCTCGCCGCCTTCCTCTCGACGTGGTCGAATCTCCCAGTATCCGCGTTCCTCGTCATAGACTACATCCTCCATGCTCATGCCAATATACACCGCGTGCGCTTTGAGCGAAAACGGCATGCATTCGACACACCGGCGCTGCCGTCTGCCGGACTTGGTGCGCTCCATCAGCAGATTACGTCCCTCGTATGGGTGACCATTCGGACACTTACCCTTTACCCGGTTCGCCTCGGCTAGGGTCGGCTGAGTTTGGAAATGGCCCACCGCAACGCATTCCTGCCCCTTCATACAGGTACGTAGCAGCCTCGTGGTGAAGCGCGGGGGTGAGTTGCCGTGTAGCACCCACGCCACCCGAGAACTCGTCACCAGCACCCCGTAGAGTGAGAATATGGGCTGGTTCTTGGCTGCGCTGGTTCCATTCCAGAGGATGCAGCCGTTGGGGGCGGGTTTACAGAGGGCGTCAAAGCGTTCCCTGACCTTCTGCTGTTCGTCTTCAGGGGCGTGGTAGAGACGGAGAAGCGCCCATTCTGTTTTGCTGCCGGTCGTGCGGTCGCCATTTGGGGCGAGAGGGCCGGGGCCCTCACGGAAAACCGGCCGCCCCTTTCGAGCGTTCACTTTCTCCCCCTTTCGAGCGTTCGTTCCCGCGTCAGTTTTGTCACCCGTTTTCGGACCATTCGTCAACATGTTGACTATCCCTTCTTTTAGTGTTTTTGGGCCTCGACTATATCCCACAGGAAAGAGAATATATTAAAGGAAGGGATTCGTCAAAAAACACCCAAGTTTGGAATGTGGACTATATCCTATGCACTATATCCCGCAAGCTTACGGCCCCTGACTATATCCCAAAGGATTGTGTGCAGCGAATGGTTAGAAACGGCCGACACTGTGGGATATAGTGCAGGGGGTGAACGGGGGGTAGGATATAGTGAGTGAAAAGTTACCATAATTGGTGCCTTTCTCGGGTGACGTTAGTGGTGGGTTTTCGCCAGTTGTGGAATGGGCTACAACTCCCAGTCAATCTTGTGTCCCGCCCTCGCGTGATTCTTCGCGGATGAGACAGGGAGATTCGCGCCACAGTTGCGGCAGTATCCCCCGTCGAACATGGCGGTGAGTTTGTCGTAGTCGTTCTCAGCGTCCTGGTACCGCCGAAGGGAGTCGGCGTTGATACGAGATTCGGCGATCACATTCGCCAGATGAGAGAGGGAAAGATGTGTCATTTGTGCATTCCTCCGAGAATGGTTTAGGGTTAGAAATTCCGGCGCAATGCCGGGACTTGACACGCATGTGTGATTTCGGAGCGGTGGCAGCGGTGAAAGGGTAAGGCCTTGTCTTTAAACCGCCTTGCCACCTTTGTCTAATTTGACACCGAGTCCGAGACACTCGACGCAGAACAGATTATCCGCCCAGTGAATATGACCCCCAAACTCGTCGTCGTCAGTTGATTCGTAGCCGCATGCTTCGCAGCTTGACTACTGACGACGGTGGAATGATTTGTGCGCCATGCAGAATGCCAGTTGTCTCCCGTCTCCGTGTTCGTTCATCATCTCCCAGATGATTGACTCCCAACCGGCGAACCTGGCATATCTCCCGCCCTTTGGCCCCAAGGTGTCTACTTCGAACGGTTCGAATACCTTGTGACAGTATTCCTTCTTGACGGTATACAAGGCGTCCGCGGCCGACGGTGCGGCAATCGTCACCCGTCCAACCTCGCGGGATTCGAACAACTTGTGTATCATTACGCGAACGCCCCAACGGTAGACACGCTTACCTTTGTAGACTCCAAGAAACTTTGCGACCTTCATATCAGCCATGACTCGCCCCTTTCGTTAGCATTACGATTAATGTGCATGAGTATCACTTGACTTTGACAATCACACCGTCTTTCAACGTCGCTTCTGCATACCACGAATGCGCGGCGGGGTAGTGTGGTCCTTCGAGATACACGGTACCGTTTGATGGTTCGTTACCGCCGAACGGCCCGGGCTGGAATACGGTGACCTGTTTCCCGGCTGCAATAGCTTCCTTTAATGCCTTTTTCGTTTTGAAATTGGTATATGTATACATGATGTATTTTCCTCTTGTATTACTGTTAGTTGTTTTCGAGTGCGGGATGGTCAGGGCCGACGACGTAGATATGATAGTGCGCAGTCGACCGTGGCGGGCGGTATGTATCAGGCACGATAGCAACGTACCGCATTGCTCCGCGCGCCTTTACCCGGCGATACACCGCCTGCGAATCCTCGGGTTTGCAGGCCCAAGCGCACACACTGTATCCGTTCTCCGCCTGTCCCCAACCCGACATGAAGTTATCTCGCGCCTTGACGAGTGTCGTATGTGTCTGTTTCTGTTCTTCCGTACGGTCGTCAACTTTGATCATTTTGATTTCCTCCGTTCCTGGCAGATGTTAGCCGGTCAGGGTTGCGAACCGGTAGAAGGATCCGCCTTTGTTCGCGTTCTCGCTGCAGCTGTCGCATCCTCGCCACGAAAACTCTTCGTAACCGTCATCGGTTTCCGTGTCGAAATTAGGAACCAGGTACCGGCCCAGTACATCCAGCCCGTCCAGAACGTCCCGTTCCCGTTCTTCCGTCTCCAGTCCCGAGGTATCGCCGTTGACTGCGACAATCATGCAGTCAGGGCAAAGCCAGTATTCGTGCTCAATATGCATTAGCGTTCTCCGTTCGTTCGTTCTTGAGTTACGTTATGAGACGTGAATTAGCCCGTCATCATCCAGAAATGCATACGTCTCGCCTTCCGAACTGGCAGCTGCGTCCAAACGGTCACAGACTTCCGGCGTGCCGTGATGCTCCCAATATCCACAACCATGCCCGTTGCGTGTGAACAGAAAATCATTCCCTGCCGCGCTTTCACCGTACTCCAGAATGTCGGATTCGTGCGCCTGATAGAAGTCTCGACACGTGGTGAGAATGGCGGCCTGCGACTCAGGGGCGATATCATCCCACGTATAGTTTTCATCCAGAAATGACCCGCCCGCGTCCATATCGGGACATTCTGAGAACAGTAAGGCCGCAACGTATCCCAGGGTGAACTGTCGCAGGGAATCATTGTCCGGGATTTCGAGTCGCAATTCCGTTAAAGGTTCGGCGTCAGAGTCTGTGTAGTGCATGATTTCCTCGCTTTCGTGGCACGATTGCCACAGGTCACAGAAGTGGCACGATTGCCACGTTATAACCTACCCTACCAGTTCAGGCAGGTAGGCTATACGTGGTAACCCCTACAGCGCCCAACGTCTGATAGTCCGGATTGCTCTGCTCGTTCATTTTGTCTTTCCTCCGGTTCCTGGTAGCAGGTCACGCTGTCCGCGCTGTATAGTGGTCAGGCAAGTTCGCCGTGACAATTGACGTGGCGGCCGATCCACTCATTTGCCCGATCCACTCATTCAGTTCGCGCGCGATCACCTCCGCGACATCGCGCTCGAACGCCGCGTAATCCGTGTACTCCGCGCACCGGCCCTGCTCGAGAGCCACCTGCGCCTGAGCCGCCCACAGGAGGGACCCGCCGGGCCCGAGGGCGTGGATCCAACAAATACGCTCTCCGTCGATGCTACGATTGTTGCACAGCCCTCCGTCGATGGACTTTCCCATTGTCTTTCCTCCGGTTCCTGTTTGAATGTTTTTACAACATGCGGCCGCAATGGTCGCAATAGATCGGACAGCATTCGACGCAATCACAGTTTTGGCCCTCGTGCGTTGTGCCGTAGCAGTTGTGAGCGCACTGAATCACCCCTGCAAGTCTATTGACCAGTTCGGCAGACTCAGCGGCGAGACGAGCAGCACGCTCCAATGACCTGAATTGGCCATCACTGTAGGCTTCCTCTTCGAGCGCCCCACGACGCCTGCGTGCGCGTTCCTTAACAGCCCTGAGTACCCTGTTGACGCGATCCGCGCGGACGATCCGCCCATTCCATCCCTTTGTATGTGGATGAACGAACAGGTAACCGCCGCTAACTCTATAAGCTCGGACTTCGGTCATATATCCTCCGTTTGTTTGTTGATGCCGGGTCGATGCCAACAAGCTCGGATCCGCTGTGGAAATGCGTCCGGTGATCTGTCCTCGCCGCTGTCCCATGCTTCCCGATTACTGACCGGGTCACGGCCCGTCGGGAAATCGTCGTCTACGTCGTGATACTGGTATGCCCCACAGCGGTCGCAGTAGTAGTGATCTGTCGCGGTGAGGATGGTCCCGCCGCATCCAATGTGGTACTCGTAGTTATCTGTTGCGTGTGTCATGGCTGTCTCCCCTTTTCTATGTCAAGCTAACTTGACACTATGCCATTTTTTGTCAGGTGACAATTTTTGTCAGTGTGAGTGACAATTTTTGTCACTGGGTTACTTATTGGGCTCGGATCCGCTCCACTGAATCACGGCGGCCGTGTTCCCTCGGGCATCGCTCAACTGCAACACACCGACGGTGTTTCCGTCGATATGAAGCGAGCGCGTGAAGTCTCCGTCCGCTACGTATTGAGCGGCCAGACGGAGAATGCGCGCGACTTCTTTGTTGGGTGCGTAGTCTCCGTTTTTGTAGAAAGCGGTGTTGTTTGTGTTTGTGTTTATGCGGACCGTGACGGTTTCCATTTGTCGTTTCCTCCGTTTGTTTGTTGATCGATGCCAACAAGCTATATCCTCAGCGGCCGCGTGTCAAGGATATAGTCATCATATTGACCAACTTTTTTCCGCATTCAAGAAGTATGCCAACTGCACGCTGGCGCCATAACGTAGCTGCTACCATTCTCCCAACATGACCGTTGCAGCTGCTATCTCTCGCGGTAAAGTATATACGTCGAATGTAGCCTAACGTACGACTGCATTAGCTCAGCCTGACACGCTCGATGCATCCAGCGCGGCCGCATCACTATCGACTGCAACGGCCTTGTCAATATATATGCAGCGAATGGTTAGGGAGATCTCTCGATTCTCGGAAGGGGGTGGGGTGGGGTGCTGAATGAGGGAATGGGCGCCCCACGGTACACAAAAAAATCTGACACAGGGACTTGACTCGTAGTCATAATGGGTGGTACAAAGGGGTCAAGATGTTGACGAGGTACGCACATGAGTGATGAAAGCGGGCGTAAGGAAACCGGCGGGAATGAGGTCAGATGCCCTATTTTCAGATGCCGCATTTGCCGCAACGTCCTGCCGCCGGAAGAAGCTCAATTCGGCGTGATCGTGTGTTGGAAGTGCAGCCTGGCGATCAGCAGTGAGCGAGATGGCTACAGAGACAAGGAAGACTGGTGGGAAACGATGAATTTGGAGGAGAGTGAATGATGAAGCAGAGTGTGACGAGAGCGGCGAAATGTGACGAAAACCGCGCGATTGAGCAGGAATCGTCTGACATGCCCAAATCAGGCACAAATGAGCCCAGAATGGGTACAGGTGGCGGTGATTGACCCCGGCAGAACAGGGCAAGCTCAGAAAGTGGGTGGGGAAGTGGCAGAAGTTGCTAGGATTGGAGCATTTCGAGATCTTCGTGCACTTCGATTCGGCCAATGAAGAAGGCGCCAACGCCATCACCACGGTCGATTACCGCTATCACCAAGCCAGAGTCACGTTCTACGACAGCATTTTCGATTACGAGACGCCGGAGTTCATCGTCGTTCACGAACTCTGCCACATTCTCATGGACTCCTCGCGCACCATCGTCCACAACCTCATCGTGGGCGAGAAGTTCACCACCTGGCAGCAGTTTGCCGACAGTGATGAAGAGGTGACGGACAGATTTGCAAGACTTCTGTGGAAGTACGCGAGCGGGAGAGCGAAGTAGTGTCAAAAGCGCAGGACAAGTTCAAGCAGAAGATGGAGAAACTGCGCAACATCGACGCGGCCGAGACCCAGTACGTCAATGCAGCCATCGGCAATCTGGAGTACGAAGAGACGCAGTTGATGGCGCCGCCGCCACGCAAACCTCGCAAACAGGCTGTCTACAAGGATCCGGAAGGTATTGTAGCGGCAAGAGAGGCTCTGGCCAACTTCGACGAGATCGTGGGGCGCAGAGAGATGGCATCAGCGCTGCGCTACAAGGGCGATCCCGAGTCCATTGCCCTCGCTGAAGAGCTGGAAGACAACGAGAATGATGCCATCCGCCTCTTCACCCTCTGCCGCAACGCACGCATGCGGGCAGCGGACCTCATCACAGCCTACCGCGACCACCAGCTCGCCGCAGGTCTCACAAACATCGCTCGCCGCGCTCCCAAGATCCTCGACGACGTTGCCGCTGACGCCGAGTCCATCCGCGTCCCCTGCCCAGGCTGCGACCAGACAGGTGAGATCATCACACCAGACGGCATGTCCATCCCCTGCAACGCCTGCTACGGCCACGGCTACATCGTCAAGTCTGGCGACAAGGATGCCCGCGACCTCATCTGGGACGCGCTGGGGATGAAGAAGGGCGGGCAGAACATCAACATCAACATGCAGCAGAACAACATCACCCCGAATGACGCTGTAGCACCCATGTCTTCGTTCGTGATCGACGTGGAGGCAATTGACGAATGATCATTCTCAAGGAGGAAAGCATGGACCACAATACAGGCGTTCCCACCGTCCTCATTGGCAAAGCCGTCTTCTGTACTTTCTTCCACTGGCCGTGGCACTACTCGACCATCGCCGGAGCGAGGATCTACAAGGGCTGCAAACGCTGTAAACGGTATTGGAGGTACTGATTTATGCCTGTTCCTGACATTATGATGCAGACTGTCGATATGGCGGACTCTGGAACCCTCATTATCCGAATCCGACGCTGCGCTGACCGTACGTACGCCGCTCGTGCTTATGAGATCTTTATTCCGGGCTGGGGCGATTTGGAGGCTGGCCGGGGGGTCACAATTGAGGAAGTGCTGCGTAACGAGTTCTTGCGCGGTGACTACATTACCGAGGAACCGCCAAAATGAACACTCGTGCCATCTCCCGCCTCTTCTCTCTGCCCATCACGCGCCAACTCCGCCGCCTGAACGACAATATCGAGTCAATCATGCGTGTCCACGGTATCCGCGTCCCTGCCGACCCCGAACCTAAGCGTGATGTGGTCGAATTCTCGACATTTGACGACGAAGCGGCAGCAGTTGCCGAGTTTGAAGAGCGGATGAAGGGATAAGTGTCCAAAATCTGGACACATTACATCGTCTATGTACTCTGAGACCGTCATCAACGCCTCCATGCGCCGCATCCACGACAAGATGCAGCAGTCCGACCCTGATTTCCGGTGGTACGACTTCCCGGAGGACTATTGGCAGGCGACCGTCAGCACCTTGACCTCCCTCGTCGAGGAAGACGGCACAATGTCGCGCATTCTCACCCCTGACGAGCGCAAATTCGTCCGGAATGAGCGACTCCGCAGCCGGATCGACTTCAAGTACTGGGTTGAACGCTACGGGATCATCTATCTCGACGATCTGAAGGCGAAAAAGGGCCGTTTCAAGCTCTGGAAGACCCAGTTGAAAGCTCTGGAGAAGATGGCCAAGGCTGAAGAGGAGATGTGGGACGAGATTCGCCAAGGGGCTAAGCGTGTGGACGGCCTCTGCTTTTTTGCCACCAAGTCTCGTCAGGTCGGCTACACCATGCTCTTCCAGGGCATCGGCTGCCACCGTAGCAACTTCTACTCCAACATCCGCGGCGTCACAGCATCGGTCAATGACCAGAAGACCCAGCTCATCTACGTAGACCGCTACCAAGTACTCAGAAATGGTATGCCTTGGTGGATGATCACCCCGGCTGAATACGACACCATCACTGGTGGCATCAAGCTCACCAACGGCTCCCGCATGCACTTGGAAGACGCGACCCAGAGATCCGGCCTTGGTCAGGGCAACCAGTGGGACTTCGCGCACCTGACCGAGTGCGCCTCGTGGCCCGACCCCGTCGAGCAGTTCGAAAACCACCTCTACCCATCACTCCCTCGCTCCCTCTGGACGGCAGCCTTCCTTGAATCCACCGCTCAGGGCGTCAGCAAAGGCGGCCCCATCTGGTGGAAGAAGAATTCAGAAGCGGCTAGAAAGGGCAAACTCGGCCGCTGGCGGTACGTCTTCATCCCGTGGTATCTCGCAGACGAGAAGAACGTCGCCCTGCCACCTATCGACTGGTCCCCGTCGGCAGAATCCCTCGCCCACGCCAAGATGGTCGAAGAGACCTCTCCGGACCTCGTTGGCTACAAAGTCGTCCTCACCGCCGCCCAGCTCTACTGGTACGAGCAGGAGAGAAGCGCCGCACAGTCCGCTGGCACCCTCAACATCTTCTTCCAGACGCATCCCGCCACTCCCACGGAGATGTTTCAGTACGGCGGCATCTCAGCCTTTCCCACGATCGTTCTCGAAAGCGTTCGCCATGCCATCCGTCGCCCCGTCCCTTATCAACTCCTCACCCCAGGCGGACCATCGCCCATCAAGTCCGACGGCTCCCCGTCCGTCGAACAGGCTGCTACACCGGACGGGCCAAGCCCGTACCGTGTAGGCACCCATGTTCTCGCCCCGGTCGCCGACCCGCATCACCCGGAAGACCCGCGGGGCCAGGTGCTGATGTGGGAGCCACCGCAGAAGAACGAGAAGTACGTCATCGGCGCCGACACGGCAGGAGGCATCCCTGGCTGGAACCGCCTTCTCATCGGTACGGAGAACGACAACGAAGAGCGCGACAACGGTGTACTATCCGTCTGGCGCATCGGCCGCGGCAGTCAACCAGAAGTCCAGGTGGCCGAATTCGCCGCACCCATTGGCGAACACGAACTCGCTCTCTACGCCTACCTTCTCGGTCTCATCTACGAGGGCTCTTCCGACATGAACCAAGCTCTCATTCACGCCGAGGTCGATCCAAAGGGCGCTGCCTTCCATCAGGAACTCGTAGGCCGCTACAACTACCTCAACCTCATGCCCCGCTACCGGATCCAGGACGGCGTCATGATGCGCGACCCGCAGCTCTTTGGCTGGCAGTCGAACATGCACTCGATGCGCCTCCTCTGGTCACACTCCAAGCGGCACGTTGCATCCGAGCACACTCGTGTTCGCTCCGAGTGGCTGGCCGACGAACTCACCACTCTCCAAGCCGACCCGGTTCTCAAACGCGCTGCAGCCGAGGACGGCTACCACGATGATCGCTGTATCGCCGCATTCCTAGCGTGGTGGGCGGCGAACAACTGGGCGTACTACGACCCCTACAAAGCCGACCAACTCGTCGAAACTAAAGCAACCCCGGCAGAACCCATTGACTGGCAGTCCAGTGACATGGACTATGAGGAGATGTTGAACAGCTGGGATAATACCATCGGGCATCTGCTGAGTGACTAAAGGAGTAATCATATGACAGAAGAAAAGAAGTCTGACGTGTCCGCCATGCTTGAAGAGTTAAAAGCTGAGTGGGAGAAAAGACGCAGTGATAATGGTTCCACCTGTCCAAACTGCGGCTACTGCAGACACTGCGGACGTGGAGGCTCTTGGTATCCATACAAACCTCCATATACAGAACCATACCGCGGACCGTTCTGGTATACGTCAGCAGGCGCTACTTCGTCAGAAGCTCAACTCAAGGATGTCTGCAACCATGAGTAAACTACAGAGTTTGAAAGATATGGCCGTCTCGCCATCGTCTACATCCACCCCACGGCCATCCTACACGGTCCTCAATCTGGACCCTGAGATTGCTGTCTCCTACGAGTCCGACGCCCACATCGCCAAGATGGTCACCTCAATGGCCCCGTTCGCCTCGTCCACCAAGCCCATCATTCTCAATGACGATCAGCGGCGTGCCATCGAGAAGATCCTTGATGTCAACATCAAGGACGGCCAGCATCTCACAGAACGTATGCAGCAGATGGCGCGAATCAATCTCACGTCTACTCGCGGCTCCAAGCGGTTCTCCCACGAGATCACGATCCCGGGCAACGTGCTCGAACGTCTCGAATCCCGCCGCATCGGCTCCCAGCCCCTCCACGAGTTCGTCGAGGAGACCATCATCCGCCTTCTCAAGCTGGAAACGAGGTCACTGTGATCCTTCACGACTTCAAGTGCTCTGACCACGGATACTTCACTGCAATGACCGAATACTCCGACGAGTTGGGCCGTGCTCTTCCCCGCCCCTGCCCGGAATGCGCAATCCTCTGTGACCGCGTCTTCCTCCCTCGTGGCTGGCAGCATGCCGCCATCGAATCCGGCGAACGTACGGTCTACTATCAGAATGCCAAAGGCGAGATCCGCATCCCTGGCCGCAATGATGTCCCAGTCCCTCCCAAGCTCGCCGCGATGGGCTATGAAAAACGGGAGTGTACGTCCATCTCGGATGTTGTTAGACTAGAGAGAGCTGCCGGGCGTATCTCGGAACGGCTCAATTATGACCCAGGGTCGTCGTCACGAAGGCCCGACGGAGTGGATGTGGATAAATAATGGCGAATTTCAGCTTTGTCAATGACCCTCTGAAGCCTTCCCGCCTGCCGGGCGTCGCCGCATCCGACGCGGAGACACTTGACTGGATCGAAGCCGCTGCTCAGGAGGCGCGAGGGTTCCTTGTCTCCCAGAAGGGGTATGACAAGATTGAGCCGACGATGAAGCAGATCCTCTCCGGCGACGAACCCCTTCGCCCGGAGAAGCTCTCGACGACTGCGGTCAACGAGACAGGCAAGATCGCTACAGTCCTCGCCGCTCTGGTCACCGACATCAAGCCCTACTGGGACTACCGCACCTTCAATCCCAACTACGAGGAACACGTCCGCATCGCCAACCGTCTCGCCGAGGCGTGGTACCGCGACCGCACAATTGATCAGAAGAATGCAGCAGTCGCCAAGTACTCCCTTGCTGGTGGCAGTGGCTACGGTCACCTTGTCTGGAACCGGGACATCCAAGACATCGACCTCATTGCAGAAGACCCACGCGATGTCCTCCCCGTCCGCCCAGCCTCCATCTCATCCAATCTCCAGGACGCTATGGGAGTCATGATCGTCCGCGAACTCCCCGTCGCCCGCGTCGAGGCCATGTTCCCCTACGTTCCCAAGGGCCGCATCAAGCCCGACCGCGATGGCGCCTCCCCCGACGCATTCGACAGCGGCACCAGGGTTGGCAAGATCCTGCAGAAGCTCAACCTCTCTCCCTTCGAGATCTGGAAGAACTTCCGCACAGATGCCGCCAAGAAGGCCAAGGGCCGCTACCCCGTCGTCGATCTCTACTACTGCTACCTTAACGATACCTCCCGCAACAACAAGCCCAACCCGCAGCCAGTAGGACAGTTTGACAAGGACGGGGAGCCTGCCAACAGTTGGAGTTATCTTGCTCAGCCAGGCGAGGCCCTCTTCCCACGCAAACGCCTTATCATCGCTTGCTCGTCCATGGTGATCTACGACGGGCCGTCCTTTTACTGGCACGGGCAGTACCCGGTTGCCAAGCTCACGCTGGACTCATGGCCGTGGTCGTATCTCGGTAAGTCCCCCTTGTGGGATCTCGACCCGCTGCAGAAGTCCATCGACAAGATCAACCGGTTCATTGATGACCGGATCCAAGTCATGGCCCGCCCTCCGGTCGAAGGGGATCGTCACTCGATCTCCCGCGCTGAGCTGATGAAGTTCGATCCGTCTCAGCCCGGTCAGCAGATCCACCACTCGATGGTGGGGGGCGGGTTCAAAGTCCACGCTGTACCTTCCATCGACCCCAGCATCATCAATCAGCGCCAGTATTTGCAGGACCGTATGTACCACCTCTCTGGTGTTCAGGATCTCACGCAGTTACTCGGCCTCAATCAGATGCCGGGCGACAACACCATCGAAGCTCTCCTCGCCGCCATGTCTCCTGACCTGCGCGGCCGTTCACGTGCCATTGAAGCCTACATGAGCGAGATCGCGACGATGCTGTCGTACAACTTCGCGCAGTTCTACTCTCTCCCACGACGCCTTGCAATCCTCGGCCCCAACGGACAGACGGTGGAAGACTGGGACTTCGATCCGGAGAACTTCATCCCAGCTTACATGCCAAGTGATATGTCTCACGGTGTTGTGAAGGAAGACCGCCTCAACAAACCCCGCCCACGCTTCGATCGTGCCCGAGAACTCATGCGGCACCTCACCTTCTACGTCAAGCCAGGATCGCTTCTCGAATCCGCCTCGTCCACCGAGAAGATGCTGTATCTCCAGCTTGCTCGTATGGGATACCTCGACATCTGGACGCTGGCAGAGAAACTGGGCATCCCCAATATGGGTGTGACTCCTCAGGGTACAATTGTCGAGCGTCTGCAGCAGCAGGGGCAGATGCTCATGGGAATGAACGTTGGTCCGACGGGCGGAAGTTCTGCCGGACGAAAGGCTTCTGGGCAGGAGATGCCCGAGATGCGCTCTGACGGCTATATCAGCGAGAGCGGATAAGGAGATGACACACAATGGCATCATCGACTGTCTATAAGGAATTCAGCACGTTTGACAAGGACGTTGCCGCGGCGGCAACACCTGAAGTCCTGTTCTCGACGCGTACTCCTGTCAGCATGCTCCAGATTCAGGCCAAGACGACTAACACCAGCACGGTGACGATCCAGGCGTCCACATCCGGGTCCGGCGAGGGGATCACTCTTAGTGCCGGGGAAGTTCTCAATCTGGACTTCGACACCATCAAGAAGAACTTCAATGCGGACGCGATCTACATTGAAGTCGCTGTGGATGGTGAGGGTGTGACCGGGCTGGCGTTCACCGCATAAGGAGGACGCAATGAAGAAGTACATCAAGACGATCTTAGTAACTCTTGCTCTCCTGCTGGTTGCGGATGCGGCCTGGGGGCAGATCTACTACAGCCCAGCAAGGCGGGTGATCAAGTACGGGGCAGAACCTGCGACCTGTACGACCGGGGATCTCTACTACAACAGTGCAACGGATATCCTCTACAACTGTACTGCGACGGATACGTGGACTGCAGTCG